AGCGGTAGGTGTACTCGAACGGCGGCTCCACGTCGGCCTCCGCCGCCAGGTCGACGCGGCGGATGGCCTCGTTCCACGGGTGCGCCTGCAACACCGCATCGCGCGTGGGCCCGTACATCAGGGTGCACAGGCGTGCCGGCTTGTTGGCCTCGCCGAGGCTGCTCAACTGCCGGTCGTTGCCGATCCGAGACAGAGCGAGATTGCAGAGTTGGGTTTCGGAGGTGACGGTTGGCATGAGTTTGCGGGCCGCTCCCAGGCGCTAGCGCTGGCGGTTGCGTTCTTGGACGTGCAAGAGGTCGGCGGCTACGAACGGCCGCCAGCGGTCAAATTTGCCGCCCTACGCAGCGAGCGCTGACGGACGGCCTATATAGCGGTAGATCGCCCGGCTTGCCGCGCGCTCCGTGATTGCAAGCTCGCGGGCCACCACTTCGCTATTGTAGTGGCAACGCGGCGCGACCTGTCGCAGCCGAGCGACGCGCTGCGCGTCCCACTTGGTGGTAACGGTCCTCGGCGCCGGGAGAGGAGCCAGGGCGTCGAGCCGCGTCCATGTCCGGCCGATGGCCTCTGCAACCGTCTGGCGGTCCCGTGCGTTGAGGCCGCCCCAGGCAACGCCGCACGCCTCGCTGGCCAGATAGGTATTCATCTCAATGCGCGTGCGCACGCCCTTGAGACGCTTGCAGATGGCAGTCATGTGGCCCCGTGACGTGCGCATGCGCCAGCCTTAGCGCATCACGAGATGATCCGCCAGTTCAGCGTCACAACGCCCGTGAATGTCACGGCCTCGGCAGAGGCGATGTTCGGCCACGACGCCGCGATGTTGAGAAACACGGTCCTGGGCGAGGCGCCCGATGCAATTGTCGTGATGCCGCCGGTCGTAACGGGATTGCCGGATGCGGTCACGACCGTGGTGCCCAGGACGTAGGACCCCAGCGCGCGACCCAGCATCACGTCGCCGGACGTAGCGCCGACCTCGGCTATGGTATCGACCGCGCCAGAGCCGACCACGGTGCCGAGGCCCACCTCGCCGTCCGTGATGGTGCCGTGGCTGGCCTGGTCGAAGATGCCCTTGACCGAGCCCCCGAGGATCGCGATGGCGCCAGCTGGGAAGGTGTAGCAGACAGCACCCAGCGCCAGGTCGGCAGCATCGGCGCCGGTGCCCACCGCGAAAGCGGTCAGGGTGAGCTTGGTAAAGTGCTGGAAGCCGTCGCCGTGCTCCTCCGCCACGCACAGCGTTCCAGGAGTGCCGACGTTGGTTGCGGTAAGCAGGGCTGGGAAGGTGTTGTTCCCGGTCCAGACGTTGGCCGCGCCGAGGTTGGGGACGAAGAGAGGCATCAGGTGAACTCCGTGACCCGCACCGCGCCCGACGCATTGCTCGCCCAGATGCCGACGACGATGCCCCGGTAGACCCCGGAGGGCCACGAGGGCAGCTCGAAGTAGCCGCCGGCCGGCACTTGCACCGAGTAGACGGTCGCCGACGCCGTGGTGGACGCGAACGCCAGGTAGAGCAGCGCCGTGCTGTCGTTGAAGAACGACGCGCCCTTGCGGGCCGTGTTGGCTGCCAGGACGGTTGTGGACGAGTCGGTGTCGTTGACCGAGCTGATCGTGCCGGTCAGCGAAGCGTAGCCGCGATCAATGCTCATGGCTCTATCCTCAGCTGATCTTGCGCCAGCGGACGGTGATCACGCCGGTAAACGTGAAGCCAGCCGCAGCCGCAGAGTTCGGCCACGTGGCTGCGAAGTTGAGAAACAACTTGTGGGCGAGGCCGGAGGCGGCCAGCACCACCAGACCGTTCGCGGACGGCGTATCGCCCGTAGCTGTCGAGTGAACGACAACCGACGTGCCGTCGGCTGCATAGGTGGATACGGCCTGCCCCGTCATGATGTTCTCGGCGGCGGCATTGACCTCGGCCAGCGTGTCGACGGCGGTCGAGCCGATCAGAGTACCCATGCCGTACTCGCCGTCGGCGATGGTGGTGACCGACGCCAACGATGTGAACGCGCCGCGGATGCTGCTGTCGTAGATGACCAGATCGCCAGCCGGGAAGGTGTAGACCTCGGCCCCGATGGCAAGGTCCGCGTTGTCGGCGCCGTTGCCGAGAGAGAACGCCGTCAGCGTCAGCTTGGTGACGTGATTGACGCCGTCCCCGAACTCCTCGGCGGTCGTGGTGGCGGCGGTCGTGACAGTGCCGGCGCCCGATGTGTTGGTGGCCTGGGCAGCGCCCGCGATGGCGCCCGTGACGTTGAGACCGCCCGAGACGGCAAGAGTGCCGCCGATGACTGCGGCGCCGGTGGTCTCGAGCGTCTCCAGCACGACATTGTCGTTGGGACCGTTGATGTCCCGGATGCGGCGGCTCATGTGCTCTTCCTCTTCATCAGCAGTGCGACCATCTCCAGGTCCCATTCCGTGTCGATTGAGATGTGCTCGCCTTCCACCACGTAGGCGCCGGTGCGCTCGCCCTTGATCGTGCTCTGCTCCAGCAGGCACGCGCGCGTGATGGCGTAGGCGATGCCGTTGCGGTGGTAGACGGGCTCCAGCTGCTGCCGGGCGACGATGTCCGCCCCGCGATGGTCCCAGTAGTCGAGGCGGCCGTTGCGCACCGTCAGCTGCTTCAGCGGATGCGCCTTGCTGTCCGTCGGCGACACCGTCCACACCGCGTCGTAGTCGCCATCGACCAGCATGCGCAGCGTGCCCGACACGTCCGCAGCGGTCCGCAGCGGCGAGGTCGGCTGCAGCATCAGGACGATATCGTAGGTGGTCCCGTCGAACTGCTCGGTGGCCCGCAGAGCGTGCGCCAGGACCGGCCAGTCGCCGACGAAGTCGCCGGCCAGCGGCGCCGGCTGCACCCACGGTGCATCGAGCCCGCCGGCGCGCGCCGCCCTGGCTATGTCGGGATGGTCCGTCGAGACGATGCGCCGGTCGATCTCCGGCACATCCCTGGACACGCAGCCCGCCAGCTGCACAAGCGGCCACCCGCCGATTTCCCGCAGGTTCTTGAGCGGGAGGCCCTTCGATCCGCCGCGCGCCGGCACGACCGCGAGGACGCTGCGGCCGTCGATCATGCGGCTGCGGCTGGCCTCGGCGCCGCAAGCTGGAACCGCCCCCAGTGGTCGACCACCGTCTTGCGCTCGGCCGACGTGAGGGCGTTGATCGCCGGATCGCGATAGACGCTGTCGCCGTTGTGGGCCGTGGTGGACAGCTCCTCGAACACCACGCCGCCGTCCGTCCAGAACCGATGCCACACGCCCGGCATGATGGTCTGCGTGTCGCCGGGGTGCAGCACCTTGCGGCGGCCGTCGAGCTCGATGGTGAGATCGCCCCACAGGACGTGGAACGTCTCCTCCTTGAGCCGGTGGTGATGCCAGGGGTGCAGCTGGCCGGGAAGCTGGACGATGATCTTCTTCGCATAGGCCCGGTTGATGACGGTGATGAGCACCGCGCCGACCTGGCGAAACATGCCGATGCCGAAGTGGTGGCTGTACTCCGTCACGAACTCATGGCCCAGCGTCACGCCCGCGTAGGCGAGCAGCGCCTTGGCCTCGTGGATGGCGGACTTCAACACGTGCACGTCGGCCTCGATCGGCCCGTGCGTTACGCCGAGCATAAGGGGCGCATCGGGCAGCAGCGCGACCTCCGATGTGATGCCATCGGTCCAGTCGCCGGAGTCGATCTGCCCCTTGTTTGCAGGAAATGCAAAGTACACCTGATCCCGGCGGATCACCTCACCCGCCTCGATCGGAGTGCGGGCGTACACGCCGCGCTTCAGGCTGTCGATCGCCTCACGCTCCGCATGCCAGGGATCGTCCCGCTTCGGCTCGCCAATCAGCATCTGTGCCCGCTCCCAGGCGGCGAGCCACGCATCCAACTGCGCCGGTGTCGAGGAGTAGGCGTTGAGCTTGTGCTCCTCCGTCTCGATGCCGACGTGGCGCTCGAACATCTCCGCGCCCATTGCCGAGGCGATCATCACCTGGGCGGTATCCGCGGGCGGCTCGTGCGTTGACCAGCCGATGGTGACGCCGGGGTAGCGCCGCTTGAACTCGGCGATGTTGGCCAGGTTGCAGGCCTCGTCCGGCGTCGGGTAGATCGAGACGCAGTGCATCAGCGCGAAGTCGCAGCAGCGGTGCGTGAGGAAGCTCACGAGGTCGTCGACCTCGGCCTGCGTGAGGCCGCCCGTCGAGGCGATCACCGGCAGTCCGGTGTTGGCGATCTTCTCCAGCAGCGGCCAGTCGCGCGCCGAGCACGAGGCGATCTTGACGATGTCGAAGCCCATCTCGACGATCTTGTCGACGGATGGCTCGTCGAACGGGGTGCAGACTGTAACCAGTCCGTGCATGCGTGCGATCGAGTGCAGATATTGGAATGCACCCCAGTCCAGCCGCGTCGACAGGAACCGGGCCGCGTGCTTGTTCGGTGACTTCTCGCGATGGTCGCGGTGCACGAACTCCGGCAGGTCGCGGAACTGAAACTTGATGGCCGCACGCACATTGCGATTGTGCGCGACCGCAGCGCAGGCGTCGATCACATCCCCGCCGTGCTCGCGATTGCCCTGGTGGTTGTTGGCGAGGTCGAGGACGAACAGGTTGCGGAAGTCGAAGCGGGCGATATGCTCAGCCATCATCCCTGTCCGTTTAGGTGTGCCGCCGGCTGCTCCTCGCGCTGCGGCGCCGGCGCGTAGCTGCGGCGGATCGCCGGCTTCGCCATGTAGCCGTAGAAGCGTTGGACCGGAGGCACGTGGGAGTCGAGCAGCGGGCTCTTCGGGCAGACGATCACGTCCATGCCGCGCCCCTGCGCGAAGCCGATCCACCAGGCCGTGCACATCGCGTAAGCCGCGGCCCTGTTGGGATCGAAGGAGTTCTTGGCGTCATTGCCGTAGCCGATGTAGTCGCAGCCGAACGCCAACATCTCCTGGACGCCCAGCGCCAGCCCGTAGGCGATGGCATAGGGCACCGTATGGTTGAAGTAGTCGCGTGCGCCGGGGATCGTCAAGACCTCGCCCAGCGGATACGGATGATTGTTGGGGAGATCGCGCCACGGCGTCGACGTGATGATCGGATGCGGCGTCGTCTCGTACTGGTGCTTCTTGGTCGGGAAGTGCGCGGCCATGGCGCGGTAGTCGTCCATGACGAACGACACGTCCACGCGCAGCGCACGGCCGACGCCGTTGATGCCCCACACCTCGTCGATGTCCGGGCCCTCGACGGTGGTGGAGCACATCAGGTCCACCCACTCGGACTTCGTCGGGCCCGCAGCGATGAGAGCCACACGCTTCGGGGTGCTGCCGGTGGGGTGCTGGATCATTGGTGTCCTTGGCAATGCGGTTGCATTGCTCTTGCAATGCGAAGAAGGCGGGGCCTTGCGACCCCGCCTTCGCTTCTGCTTCTTCATCAGTCGACCGCGTAGAGCAGCTCCAGGGTAATGGTCCCTGTTTCGGTCAAGGCGGCCGCGACGACGCGGACCTTGATCGAGAGCGTGCACTTCGGATCGGTCGTCTGACCGTTGACGTACTCCCAAGCGCGCTTGCCGTAGTTGGCGATGTTCGCGATTACCGACGCCGAAGAGGCGGCGGTCGCGGCATCCAACCCGGTGTTGAGCGCATCAGGGTCGTCGGTGATATCGGACCTGCCACTCAGGTTGTAGAGGCCGATATCGAGAGTGGGCGAGCCCGTGGTGGCGAGATCGTCCCAGTAGAGCTTCGAGGCGCCGAGAATGCGCGCGTTGGACGGGATGCGCGCCAGCTCGTAGGTGCTGGAAACGCTGTCGTCCTCGGTAGCGCTGGTCTCGACTGTGTCGCACCAGTAACGCACCATGCCCCCACCCTCGCCGGGATCGGCGAGAGCGATCGGCACAGTGTCGAGCCCCGTGATGATCCGGGAGCCCTTCAGATTGACTACTGCCATGGGTTCATCCCTCCATCACTAGTCCAGGTCGCCCTCGGGACCACCGTCGATGTCGCAGAGGATGCGGCCAACCTTGACCTCCTCCATCCGCGTCGCTCCGATGGTCATGGTCGAGAAGACCTGGGTGGCGTAGTTCTTGTCGGCACGCTCACTGATACGGCCGCCGATGTCCTTGCCGATCGCCAGCAGCATGCCGCTGTTGGCCTGCGTCCCGGCCCAGAAGGGCAGGGCATCGTGCGTCGACGACAGGAAGTTGTTGACGCGCTCGGTCGGCAGGAAGTTGAAGCCGTAGTACTGAACGATCTGGCCGGAGGCCAGCGGCTTCAGCGTGTTGTAGTCGTGCGAGTTCACGCGCGTGTCCTTCATCAGGGACGCGATCTGTCGCGAGTTGACTACCAGCCAGTGCGGCTCGTCGGGGTCGACGTTGTTGTTGCCGAGCAGCTTGCGGGCTGCGATCAGCTTGGCAACGTTGAGCCCGCAGTCCGCGGACGACACGCCCGGCCAGCGCTCCGTCACCGCCACATCCATGTTGGTGTCGTAGCTGGTCGAGGTCGAGCCGGTCTCGCCGGTGTAGGCGGTCGAGCCTACGGCGGTCAGGATGACATCATCCATGGACCGGCCCATCGCCATGGCCGCGGCCTCGGCGTAAGCCGAAGACGGGTCCATGAGCAGACGGATCTGGTCCTCGTTGTCGATGAGGTCAGCCCAGTCGTAGTCCGCAATAGACACGCGCCGCCTGTTGTGCGGGGTGTCCATGCGCGGGGTGTCGGCGTGCCGCGAGGTACGCAGTGCGGCTGCGGTCGCGCCGATCTGGTCGAAGAAGGCGTTTTTGCCCGTGATGGTCTCGACCCTCACGGCCCGGCGCAGCTTCGACCCCTTCTGCTGCGACAGGTGATAGACGGTGCTACGGTACTGCTGGACCATAGCCTCCGTGATTTGGACAGACATGCGTCAGTCCTCCTCTGCGGTTGACTTTGGGGGTTTGGTCCGAACCCAGGTGTCCGCGGGTGCGGGCTGCGTTCTCAGCGATGCGCTCGCTGTCGGCTCTGCGATGCCGGGGCCCTTGCGGGTGTGTCCGGGCTTGGGCTCGAAGGGTCGGCTGGGTTTGCGGGGGCGGCTTTGCCGGTCTCCCCTCCAGACAGGACCCATGCGAGCAACGTCTCGGCCTTGGCGATGTAGTGCGACGGGTCAGCGCCAGGGCTGCCAGCCGGCCACACCAGCTTCAGGCATTCGAGACGGATCTCGTTGCTGGTCACTTCGGCGGCTCCGGGTAGCGGAGCTCGAAGAGCTTCTGAAACGCTGCGACGTGGCGGGCGTGCTCAGGGTGCGCGCGGTCGTGCAGCTCGGTGCTGTACTTGCTGCGGTACTCGCTGATCTGTTTGTCGAGATCGGCGGTGTTGACCTCGACCTTGGGCTGGCCGCGCAGTGCGGTGTCGCCCATCATGTCCTTGCCGATGCGGCCGAACACGCGGATCATGCGCGGGTCGTTGCCCATGCCGGTCTCGTCCAGCCACGCCTTGAAGTCCGGGTCTGCGTAGCGCATCACCGCGGCGTTTGCGCCCTTGGAGAAGCCCTCGAAGGCGGCGCCGTGCTCGCGCATCAGGTCGGCCTTGAGCCGGCCCTGCGTCTGGCGCTGCTGCTCCTGGTAGGCGGCGTGGCGCTCCAGCTGGGTCTTGACGTATGCCTTGTGCAGGTTGGCGGCCTGGCGCTTGTTCAGGCCGTTGTTGTGCGCCCAGTCGCGGAACGACTGCTCGGCGGTCTCGTCGTAGAAGCCGTCGGGCAGCTTGTCGGGCTTGGTGAACTCGTAGCCCTTGGCGTCGTCGGGGCGGCCGGCGGCCTTGTACCAGCGATCGGCCTGGTCCTTGTCCTCCCAGTTGGAGACGACGGGGATCTTCTCGGAGCCGAGGAGCTTCTCCAGGCTCGAATAGGACTTGGCGAGGCCCTCGTGGTCGGGGCGGTCGTCGCGCCAGAACTTCTCGGGGAACCAGTCGGGACGGCCCTGCGGCGTGGCTTGTGCCGTGCCGTTGGTCGCCTGCGTGGTGGTCTGCTGTGTGGTGTCGAGGGATGCGCCTTGCGGAGTGCCGACCTCTGACGTAAGCAGGGTCGATCCGCCGCCAGTTGTCTGCGTCGCCGCAGGCTGGCCGGTTGCTTCGCTCATGTGGCCTCTAGGTTAGGGGTTGGGATGGACGCAAACGCTGTTAGTGTGGCACGCCCTGCTGACCCGACCGGAACGCCTCCACCATCCGATTGAGCCGCTCCAGATCCTCGTCAGCCTTGGGCGCGAAGTCCTGCGGGCGGTAGCCGAGGAACCCGGCGATCCGCTTCACCACGTTGTTCTCGCCGACCAGCCGCGCCATCTCGATCGGGTCGTTGCTCTCGATCGGCGCGTAGACGTTGCACCACACCATCAGGTCGGCGATGACGAGCGCGCCGTCCTCGGTGTTGGCGATGGTGCGCCAGGCGTCGGCGATGCGCGCCTGCGTCTTGGCCTGGTAGCGGCGCGTCATTGCGGCAGCCCTCCATCGACGGCAGCGCCCGGCAAGCCGTTGGCTGCGGCCGCGGCGCGCAGATCAGACAGCAGCCGCGGATTGGCGCGGATGTTGTCCAGCGTGCCCGACATGAGCTGGCCGAGATCGGTGCCGTCCTGCGCACCGGCCTGCGCGAGGTTGCGCACGGCGGCCGTGCTCTGCTGCGCGGCGTTCGCGAGCGGCGGCGCGGCCTGTACGGCGGCAGCGGCGTTGGCCTGCTGCTCGAGCGCGGCGCTCTCTTCGTCGGACAGCAGCAGGTCGGGGTCGTTGTTGAACAGGTCCCACAGGTAGTCGAGCACGCGGTCCGGGCTGACGCGCTTGGCCATCACCTGGGCCACCATTTTCGGATCGCCAACCATCTGCATGATGATCTGTGCGACCTGCACCAGGCCGTTGGCCTCCGTCTGCTTCTGCGCCGTGGCGATCGGGCTGACGTACTCGACGGTGAAGTCCTTGTCCTGGATCTCCTCGGGCGCCGGCGGCAGCAGCCCGAGGCGGTGCATGATGCCGAACACGCGCGTCACCAGCGGGCCCAGCAGCTCCGCCTCGAGGCGGCCGACCATTGGGCCCATCAGCCGCATGCGCTCCTGCGTGCGCTGCATCACCTCCGTCGCCGTCATCTCCGTCTCGGTGACGATCTGCAGGATGTCGGCGAAGAACGTAGTGCGGATGCGGTTGCGCAGCGCGTCCATAGCCTCGAACGCGGCGTTGAGGCCCTGGATGTTGGTCGGGTGCAGCATCACCCCGTCGTTGGGATTGCCGCGCCAGTAGTTGGCGCCCCCCGGCACCGTGCGCTGCGGGTGCAGCACGCCATCGTCGCGCAGCCACAGCGGCGGGTCGGCGTTCTTCTGCAGCGCCTTGATGGCGGTGAGCATCATCGCCTGCAGCATCTTCACGTCGGGCAACGCCGTCATGCCGGGCCCGCGGCCGTAGAGCTCCCCGGGATACTTGGCCCAGCGCGGGCACAGGAACGGGAACTCGGGGAAACCAGACTTGTAGAGATCGTGGCAGGTATCGTGCTCGAAGTAGCAGGACGCGAAGGCCATCTCCTCCGGGGCCGGCTGCGCCTTGGAGTAGTCGCGCTCCTTCTCAGATCGCGGATAGACGGCGTGGATGATCTTGACCTTGTCGTCGTATTTCTGCGCCGCGAACAGGCCCTTGACCTTGTCGCTCGGCTTCCACTCCGGCTCCTGCATGACCTGGCGCACGGTCATCTCGTAGCAGCGGTAGACCGTATCGACCTCGCCCTCGGCGTTCTCGGCGAGCACGCATTCGGCGAGGCTGCGGCTCTCGAAGTTCAAGCGCCCGTTCTGGCGCTGGCCCACGAACATTATGGCGGTGGCAAAGCACCCCATGCTGAGGTACGTCTCGTGCAGCGCGGTCGTGAACTTGGTGCCGGGAGCGTAGATCTCGCTCCACATGCGCTTCTCGACCTCGGACAGGTACTGCTTGACGACGTCGATCTCGTTGAGCTGCTCGTCCTGCATGCGCAGGGAGAACCACTTCGACGCCGGGTTGGTGGCGAGGCCGTGCAGGCCTGCAGCGAGCAGCTCGTTCGCGTTGATGCCCGTGGAGTCGAGCACCAGCTGCATGCGCTTCTCGCCGTCCGAGCGCTGGCCCACGAAGCCGACGGCGTTCGGCATGATGTAGGCGGCGCACTCTTCCCAGTGCGCCTCCCAGTTGCCGCGGTCGCCCTTCAGCGCGTCGTACCGGCGCTTGAGCTGCTCGATGTCGGTCTGTTGCGTGTCGGGCATAAAAAAACCCGCCTTGCGGGCGGGTCTTCTCGCTGTTGATGGGGCGTGCCGGCTACTGCGGGTCGCCAGCGCCAATGATGGCGAACTGATCCCAGAAGCGCGGGTTCTGGCGCGGGTTGAGCCGATCGCAGATGCGGCGGACGCGCGTGCCGTCCAGGTAGTAGTCGGCGCAGCCTGAAATCTCGTAGCCGGTGGGCTGTCGCGGCTGCTGGGCTTGGCCTGGAATAGTCAGGGCGACGGCAAAAAGCATGGCGAACACGCAGCGCATGCGCGTTTCTCCTCTCGGGTTGTGGATTGGGCTCAGATGCCGAGCATCGGCTTCATGACTGGCGCGGGCTCGGTGACGCCGCCTGGGCCGGACGTCATCGTGGCCTCGAGGCCCGATGCCTTGGCCTGCTTCGCCATCTCCTGCTTCTTGTGCAGGCCCTCCTGTTCGGCCTGCAGCGCCGACGGCGGCGGCGGCGGCTGCTTGGGAGGCGGAGGCGACGAGGAAAAGCACATGTCAGTAGGCTCCGGCCGGCTTGGGCACAGAGCCGGCCCCGAGCTGCTGTTGGCCGAGCGGATCGGACGCTGCGGCGCCGTCACCGGGCGGCGTCTTCGGCTGCTCGATGGGTGGCTGCGGCGCGGGCGGCAGGGCGATCTTGCTCGGCGGCGGCTGCCAGCCGCTCCCCTTGGACGAACCGAAGCACATCAGCTTGCTCCCAGTTGCTGCTGGCCGAGCGGGTCGGTCTGCGTGGTGGTGTCACTCAGCACGACCGGGTTGGGCTTGGTCTGGTTGTTCGCCGGCGTCGAGGTCGGATCGACGGGGACGTTGCGCGGTGCGGGCTTGGGCGGGCCCGACGACTTGCTCGCGAAGCACATGGGGTCAGTATCCTGTTCCAAGCATGGTGGGTGTCTGCGTTGTGCCGAGATCGGAGCCGAACGCCGGCTGGGTATTGGTATTGGCCGCGGCGACCTGCTTCTGCTGCGTGTCACTCGTGTTGGGCACCGGCTGGTTGTAGGCGAAGCGGACCGGATAGGTCGGCTCGGGCCTGGGGGTCTTGCTGCCGCCGAAGCACATGGCGATCATCCTTGCTTTGCGTCGAATGCTGAGGGAACGGGCGCGCTCAATAGCTGAAGCGAGCGTAGGCTTCCACTTCATAGGGGTTCGCATGGTAGCCATACCTCCACGCCCACCACAGGTACTTCACGCAGAACACCACGAGGCCGTCGCGGTCGATCTGCTCGAAGTGCACCATTTCGTGGCCGCGCATCACGGGGTCGTCGATGTACTCGGGCAGACAGTAGACGGCGCGCGTGAACGGGTTGGGGATTGCCCAGAACTGGTTGCGGCGCAGGAACCAAGCAGAGAGGCGGCCGGCGACGACGAAGCGGACGGGGCGCGGCTTCAGCCAATGGGGCGGCACGTCGAACAGCGGCATCATGGCGCCACCTTCGCGCGCACCAGTGCGTCGCTCGCATCGCCCCACAGCCACACGTAGGTCTGATACATCCCCCGGTCCTTGCCGATCATCCGCGGCGCCCCCTCCTCGCGCGCCCCGAGCGCCCGCAGGAACTTGTGCTGCTCCTCGTGCGCAGGCCCGCAGCGTGCGTCGCAGTACAGGCGCCAGCCGTTGAACGGCGGCTGCGTGAACTCGGCCAGCGTCTCGCGCGCCCAGCGCATGCACTCGAACGCGACCTTGGACATGTCGTCGGTCCCGGCCATCGTGATCTGCCAGATGCCGGGCCGCTCCTCGAATATGCCGATCCACGCGGCGGGGCGGCCGTCATGCCAGGCGATGCGCGCACGGCCCTTGTTGCGCATCATGCCGAAAGCCTGCCACGCCAGCACGATGGGCGAGTCGCTGTCGAGCAGGCCGAAGATTTCCTCGCGGTCCTGGGCGCGCAGGTTCAGCGCGATGTATTCCAGCGCGGGGAGGGAGATGTCGGTGAGCATCAGCCGTGCCAGCGCTCGTCGTCCGCATCGGAATTGCGCACGTCCTCTCTCACGATCTCTGCCGCCATTTCTGCCGCTTCGGCAGCGGTTGCGAGCCTGCCGTCCTTCATCAGGAGGTCATCCGCGTAATCGGCGAAGAGCGTTGCCACTTTGGCCAAGCATTCAGCGGAAGGGGTCATAGTCCATGCCTGCGGTCGTGTGGTGACGCATCCAGTCGCGGCCTTCTTCCCGGTCGATGTCACGCCGAAACTCGGGCTGCCCGACCGTGAAAGGATCGTACTCCTGCACTGCGGTCTTGCGCTGCATGCGCTGCTTCGCGTCCTCCCAGTCGAACAGCTGCACAGCCAGCTCGCGGAACGCATCGGCACCGTGCGAGGACCAGTCGTGCTTCGGGTTCTTGCGCGCCGTCTTGGCCTTGTCGTCCCAGTCGGTGCGATACGCCCGAAGCGCCTCGAGGCCCTTCTCGCACTTCTGCGCGTCGAACACACACCGCGGCAGCAGGTTACGCACAGCATTGATGCCGTCGGCGACGGGCAGCTTCGAGCCGGCCCGGATTGGCCTGATGCCGATCTCCTCCAGCGCCTGCTTGCGCGTCTTGGCGGTGGTCAGCTCACGCGTGTCGATATCGTGCGGGCCGTAGTGCTCGGCGTAGGCGTAGGGCTTGCTCTTGATCTCGCGCCCGATGTCGAGCAGCGGCCGGTTGCGCGCTTCGAGGTAATCGATGATGCGCACCTCGCGCCCGATGATCTGCGCGAACCACACCGCCGTGGAGTCGTCGAGCCCGAGGTCCCATGCCGTGTACACGGGATACTCGGGATGGTACGGGACCGCCGTGATGCGCTTGTCGCGCTCCAGCCTGGCAATGATGCGGCCGTAGTAGGCGCCGATCACCGCGGCGTCGAACGAGCAGTAGTATTCCTGCTCGAACAGGCTCTCGCCGTCCTCCTCGCCGTAAAGGGCGATCAGGTTGGCCTTCTCTTCGACGAGCGACGCGGGGTTGAACACGCCCGTGTTCTCGACGGTCTGCCGCTCGACGCACCAGGCGGGGTTGTTCAGCGCCGACTGGTAGAGCTTGTGGCCGTGGTTCTTGCCGCGCGAGGTGTAGATAAACAGGCCCCAGCCGCCGTTCTCAGCAAGGATCGGCGAGAGGTACGCCCACGCCGCAGGATCGGCCAGCGCGAACTCGGAGAACACCAGGCCGTAGGGCGGTGCGCCGACGAGGCTGTTGTAGTTGTCGGAGCCGATAACGTGCCATGCTGATCCGTTCTTGAAACGGATGAACATGTCGCCGTCGTTGGTGTTGGCGCGGATTGCCGGCGGGAACGCCTCGTCGATGCGGCGCATTCCCGTGTGCGGATTGACAGCGGCCCAGATCGCCTTGCGCGCCTGCTCGTACTCTGGGAGCATGTGCCAGTAGGTGGCGACCTTCTGGTGCGCTGCGACTGCAGTCCAGTGCAGCGCGATGTCGTCCTTACCCCACCGGCGATGGCAGACGGCGAGGCCCCGCTTGCCTCCGTTCTCCAGATAGTTCCACAGCCGTAGCTGATATGGTCGTGGCCGCCAGTTGTTGGGCAGGCTGATCTGCATCGCCGAACCGGATGATGTTGATGGTCAGGCCGCCGCCGCCATCGGGGTCAATGAGCTCACGGCGCTGGCGCCAGTATTGAGGCTGGCGGTTGTTGAGCAGGTAGATGCACGCGGCCACATCGGGCGGCACCACCTTGCGCACCTGGATGATCTCGACGCGCTCGGTCTCGCGGAGTTTCTTGCCGTTGTCCGCGTAGGTGATGTCCTTCACCTTGATCGGCGTGGCCTCGTCGTACTCGAAGCCGTTGGCCCGTTTGAACAAGCTGTTCGCGACCTCGACATCGGCCGGCAGCTTACCCCTTTTTAGGGCCTCCGAGAATTCCGGGTGCTGAACCTTCCAGCGCGATATGGTCGACACCGACTTGCCGAAGAACTCGGCGAGCAGCTCGTCGGTCGCGTCGGCGAGGCGGCACAACCGCTCGGCCTGGTCACAGTATTCCGGCCGGAAGTCGGTCGGACGGCCGCGGCGCTGCGGCAGTTTGCGCTTGGCGCGCTTCATCTCACCTCACCGATCGCCCGTGATCCGGTCGTGCCATAGGTTGCGGCTGTGTGTCCGGCCTTGGGGTCTTGCGGGTGTGGGGAGAACCGCAGGAGGCGCAGCGGAAGTTCCGGGCGCGTCTCTGCGATCATGACAAAACGGGCTAGCATAAAGGGTCCGCCTCTGTCTCTGGATCCGCATGCGCCCCATTGCCTCACTTGATGTGCCTCAGGTGTCTCGCCGCCCGCCCCAGCAGCGTATGCAGCACGCCCAGGCTGAACGGCGGCGCCTGTTTCGACCGCGCGCCGTAGTGCGTGGTGAGCTCCAGCGTGAGCCCGGTCAGCGTCGGCGGGTGCTCGGTCTCCATGAGCGTGCGGTACAGCACGGAGAACAGCCTCTCGTCGAAGCGCTTGTCGCCCTCGCTGTCGATGACGCCGCAGATAGCGAACATCGCATCGGCGAGGGCGCGGCGGTTCTGGCCGCTGCGGCGCTTGCCGTATTCGAGCGTGCCGTCGGGGTTGATCTTCCACCCCGTGAGACGCTTGCCGGCGCGGTCCGCCTTGCTGCCTGGCGATGCGCTGGTGCGGTCGCCGTAGCCGCCGACGCCCTCGCTCGGGGCCTCCTCGGCGGCGATCATGTCGGCGAGCTCGCGGCCGGCGAGCCACATGTCCACATCGATGGCGCGCTCGCGGTAGTAGAGCTTGTCGAGCAGGGTCAGGACGCGGAGCGGCTGGTATTCGCTCCGACCCTCGGCTAGGCGGCCGAACTCTGGGGCAGTCTCGCGCCTCATGCGCCCTTCCGCTTCCGTCCCACCTTCGCGCGCTCGCGCTCCTCGAACACGAGCAGGTCCTCCAGCGTCACCGCGCGGCGTGCGACGCGCACCTTCTTCGACCCGCCCGGCCGCTGCCGCAGACGCGCCGAGGCATCGCGCGGGATGGGCTCCAACTGTCCCGTCTTCGGGTTGATGCGATGCGTCTTAATGACGATGCCCGTCCGTTTCATGGTTGCTCCGTCAACACCGCAGAATAGGGATGGGCGCCCCAAATTTGACTCGTGGCGGCGATTTGAAACGGATGGCCCACACCCTAGCCCAAGGTGCTCCCGGCCGCTGGCGATGCCTCTGGCGCGTTTCTAGCCGCATTCCGTCACCACCCTCCTGGGAGGCCGCTGGCGACCAGCGCCAGGGCCCCCCATACCATCGCGACCGCCCGCCAACTCACTTGCCGGCTCCGAAGCGGTAGCCGACACCCAACCGTGCCGCGTACTGCCCGCTCTCCACGCCCATGTCGCCGCCGAGATCGATCCAGCGGCCCTCGGCCTTGACGAACCACCCGTCCTTGAACAGCGCCTCGAGACCAGCGCCGAGCGTGAGGCCGCGGTTGTCGCCGAACACGGGCACGACGAAATCGCCCGACATCTCGGTGTGCCCGACCAGGCCATAGGCCAACAGCGTCGGGGTGAGCAGCACGCCGCCCCGTGCCCATGCCGACCACTGCCGGTCCCACGACGCCAGGACACCATCGGCACTGGTCCAATCGATATCGGCGCCGATGCCGACGAGCAGGTTCGAGCCGGCGAACTGGTGATCCCAGCCGACGGCGCCGCCGTAGGTCACGTCCTTTGTCGCGAAGGTCACGTTCGCGATGTCCGTGGACTGCACGGCATAGCCGAGCGTGGCGGACACCCACGGCCCCGACCAGCGAGCTGCGGTTGCGGTCAGCGTGACCTCATCGGCCGGCGCGGCAACCTTGCCCTTCTTCGGCAGGCCGTCGGCGCTGGCCGCGTTGAGCAGGCTGGCCCCGACCAGGAACAGCGCGAAGGCTGCGAGGCCACCGATCGCATAGGCGACGCGGCGCCAGTTGAGGCTGAGCGCCTCGTCGATACGATGCAAGTTCATGTCGGTAGTCCCTGTGCTGTTGGAGAGGTTGAACGCAACGCAGTACGGGACACATCGGCGATCATCTTGCGCCGAATTTCGGATGGGTGCGGAGCGATCATGTCCGCCTCCCGAGGTACGCTTCGAGCTCGCTGTAGTCATCGGCATCCGCTCGGCGGTCCGGCCGGATCAGCGACGCGGGGAACTCGTAGTCGCGCACCGCGGTGCATTCCCGGATGACGCCGCAGTGGCCGCACGGGCGGGCTGTGACGGTCAGGATCTTGAACACCGGCCTGCCGCCGAGTGCGGTGGCACAGTCGGCGCAGATGGGCTGCTCCTCGTCGAGGGCAAGCACGGAGCGGAGCGGGGTCATCGCGTGGTTCTCCTGGCTGCGGCCTTCCAGTCATGGCCGTTGCTCACGACCTTCGGCAGCTTCGTGTTGGGTCGGCCGCTCGCATCCGTCGGGCACAGATCGAGCACCTCGGCGCGCGACGGCATGGCGCTGCCGGCCAGGCTGATGACGATGCCGTAGGTTTTGCGCAGCCACCCTTGGAACGCGCGGTCGATGACCTTGGCGCGCTTCGCGTATGGGTTGGCGAGGTACTTGGCAGCGAGCTCGTCGGCGTAGGTTTGGCCGACATGCTGGCGCAGAGCACCGACGACGGTCGGCGAAAGTTGTAGCGGCGCCTTTGCTTCTTCTTCTGATCCTTTAGGATCAATTGAAGAAGAATTCTTACTAGGTATCAGTGTATCCTTGTTCTCGTTTGTGCCCCTGCTGTGCCCCTGCTGTGCCCCTCGCGTGCCCTTGGCTGTGCCCTCGCCTGTGCCCTTGAAGTGGCTGGCGTCCTGATATGTCTCGTAGTTGCAGATGGTTAGCACGGTGATGCCTGTGCCCTTGGCTGTGCCCTCGCCTGTGCCCCTTTTGAACTCAATGCGGACGCATGCAGTTTTGACCATGCCGAACCGGACGAGCCGGCCGAGGTACTCGCGGACCGCCTTGTGACCCCAGTTCCAAGCCCCCGCCATGAAGCGTTGCGAGACCGCCAGTTGCCCGCGCTCGAGCATGATCTCCTTACCCTGAATGACGCGCGTCCGGTCGCGCCATGAGGCTTCCTTGATGAGCCACAACCACGCCAACATGGGCGACCATGCTGGCCGACTGGGGTCCGCCGGCCGGGGAGTGGCGAGGTGTGCTCCGACGACTTCGTGCTCGAATATGTCGTGACACACAGCGAACCAGCGTTTGGGAGGACCCCCTGTCTTGATTTCGCCATCGGTTTTCGCTACATGCATTTCCGTAGACCTGTTTCGCGGCCTGGTGATGCGGGCCGATTGCGTGGTGGCAATCAGGGTTGGGCGAACCCGTTCTCGACGAGGCCCCCGGCTGGGAACCGGGGGCCTTTGCGTTTCACTCCCCCTGGCTGGCCCTCGCTTTGCTGTCCCTCTCAGCGTCGCGGTCGAGCAGTCCCGCGACCATGCCGCGCGTGTGCTCCTCGCCAGTCACGATGGTGAGGCACGCGGCGATCGCTCCGTAGCCGAACTTGAGATCGCCGGCCGCGATGGCGAGGTCGATGAACCTCTGCGCCAGTGCGGTGCGGTCTGCCGTGGCCTCGGTCATGCTGCCCACCTGCTTGCCAGCATGGCACGGACGCCGTTGGCGCAGATGCGCCGCCGTTCCGCCTTGCTGCGCTTTGCCCAGACGCTGCGCAAACCGGCTGCGACGCGCTCGGAGAACTTCTCCCGGCGCTCACCTCCGTAGCCGACCCGCACGCCAGCGCGGTAGCAGGCCCCCGCTACCGAATTCCTTGTCAGCCCGAGGCGCTCGGCAGCCTCGCTGTAGGTCTTCCCGCTCTTCACCAGCTTCGTCGCCTTGACCAAGTCCGCCCGCATCATGCCGCCCTCGCCCGCATAGTGATCGATCCTCGCTGTTTGCGGTTCCGCGCGATCCTCAGCGCCCTCAGTTCCTTCTGCTGCCGCCGAAGCCACGCCAAGTCGTTGCCATCAGGCCGCGTCGTTGCCCCCGGTCTGGCCGAAGCGGGGGCGGCCCCAGGAAAAGGGCCGCGGATGAGCCGGCCCTCCTGGACCGGCGTAGCGTCAGCGATGCGCTCTGCCTGCTTCGATGGCGTCTCGGGCGCCGGCTCGGGCTCGCCGAGGGCCGCCCGCTTGGGACGGAAGGGCGCCACTTCCCACGTCGTCTCGCCGCCGCCGGGCCGCTTCTTCGCGACGCCGAGCCTGCGGTTGTCGAGCAGCGCCGCCAGCGTGTTGTAGGGCATCGCCTCGCAATGGAACTCGGCGCAGGCCTCCCGGTAGAGCGCGTAGAGCCTGCGCCAGTCGTGCGTGCCGTGCATGCCGAACGCCCGCAGCCATGCCGCGAAGCGCTCCGCACTGAGAGGCTGCTCGAGCGCCGGCCCGACCGGCTTGATCCAGGGGTAGTCGACGGCATCGAGCGCCGCACGCGCGGCCTCGGAGACGGGCTGGCGCGGGCGTACCGCCGGCGCCGGCGCCTTGGACGGGTGGGGCGGCTTCGGCGGCGGCTCGTCTTGTGCGGCGGCCTCGATAGGTGCCGGCAGCGCCTTGAGCGACTGTGGTGCGCCAAGGGCTGCCGGCGGCGCGACCTGTGGAGGTTCGCGCGGTACGGGCCCAGCA